AACCTTTTCACGCCACAGCTGCGCCAGGTCGGGGGACGCGAAGAACCGCAGTTCGCGACGGTTCCGGCGGAACTTCGTGGGAAGCGCGCGGATCAGCTGACCGAACTGGGTTGCGCCGATGTTGTTTCCTTCGGCGTCCACCACGTGCCCGCTGTCGGCCAGGCGCAGCCAGCCGTTGAACTCGGCCAGCATCGGATCCTTGATATACTGGGTGGTGCTTCCGCCCCACGGCAGCACGTCGTTTTCGATCCCCGCTTCGCCCAGCGCGTCACCGTGGATCTGCAGTTCTTCCACGTTGTTAGCGGTCTGGCGGGCCATCATTCTGATTATATGATCCTCTACGTCATCACCTTCGATATTGTACTGCACATAGTCGTCGGTGATTTCGAAGGGGACCACGTTTTTCACGGGGGACAGGCTGACCTTGCTGTGGGACACGCCCGTCCGCCCGGCCGGTTCGATTCCCTCGGAAGCCGGGTACATGACCCGCTGCCCGACACCGATCTTGTCAATGTCGAGCGTTTCCGGTCGGAACTTGACCGTTCGCGCGTTGCCCTTGAAGACGGTTTCCTCGAAGACATAGTCAATGAATTTCGAGGCTTGCACCGGATTGAGTTTCCCGGCGCTGGCAATCGCATCGGTTGCGATCACCGCTTTTTCCATGAGTTCTTCGTTGCTCGGCATGGTGTCACCCCTTTGCCTTTTGCGTTACTGTCAGGTCACCGGGCGGAAACCCGGCGAACGGGTTACTTCGCGTTCAACTGCAGGCACCCACCCCACACGCTATCGGACTTCTTCGTGTCGGTGTCGCCGGGCTGGCTTCCATCGTCGGGAAGCGAAGTCGGGACGCCGGCGTTTTCCAGCGCGTCCAGTCGCTTCCCAAGTTCCGCGATCGTCGCGTCGCGTTCTTCCAGCGACTTCTGCAGGTCGGCCACCTGGTCGGCCTGGTCGTCGGCCGGCGGGTCTTCCGACTTGTCCACCTGGGCGTCGGCGTCGGTGTCGGCCTTGTCCACTTCGGCGCGATCCACGGCCGCTTCCAGGTCGTCCAGTCCCTTCTTCATGTCGGGGGGCGGCATGATCCCGATCGCCGACATGACGTCCACCAGGGTTTTCAGGGCGGCCTTTACCGCCTTCTTCTTCGCCGGCGTGAAGCGGCCCGCCATGAACGGGGGCTTCTTGTCGTCTTCCTGCTTCTTCGCCTTGTCCACCTGGGCGTCGGCGTCGTCGGCCGGCTGATCTTCGTCCGACTTCTTCGTGTCGGCGTCGGCCTGGTCGTCGTCTTCCTTCTTCGCCTTCGCTTCGTCTTCTTCGTCGTCCGGCTTTTCGCCCGGTTCCTGCTTCTTCGACTTGTCCACCTGGTCGGCGTCGGTGTCGCCTTCGTCGGACTTCGTGGTGGACTTCGGGTACTTCTGCGCCAACGACTGAAGCACGCTGACGACCGATCCCAGTTCCTTCGTCATGGCCGGGGTTACGTCGCCTTCTTTCGCCTGGTTCGCCAGGCTGATCAGCTTTTCGGCTGACGTCCTGGCGTCCGCCGCGAAACGGCCCTTTGCCTTTTCGGTGTCCTGGTCGTCGTCCTTGATCGTCAAGGTCCCGTCGTCCTTTTCGATGATCTCCATTGGATCCCCCTGGTGGCGCTTCACGACTGTGAAGGGTTCCTGGTTCGCTGGTCTATCGACGATCGAAACCTCACGCGGCCGAATATTCGACAGGCGGAAAAGCTCCGCCTGTTCTTCCGGGGTGGGTTCCCGATCGGTGTCCTTCGTGGTGTGATCTGTCACTGCACTGGTTCCCTGTTCGCCAGTCCGCCGACAGAAAAGCCGGTCCGTCGTCCAGACCGTACAGCCTGCCACAAGTCCGTGTCAAGTATGCGAAGCGCCAGGATCCACGTGCCCGGCCTGACAGAACGGTTACCGATCGTATACCCAGTGGGTGCGCAGTAGCATTGCAACACCTTCACCTTGTCCGAAATGTCCTTGCCATGCTGGTCGTGGATCCGCATGCCGTGTTCGGCCCAGAACACCATGGCGTTGTATACGTCGTCGTCGCTGTACACGTCGTTCTGTGCATCGGGCTTCATACCACCGGCTGCGGCTTCGTCGGTGGGTTCCAGCACGATCCCTTCCACGTACCGTTCGCCTTCGTCGGACTTCAGAACTTCGAAGCCACCCAGGCCGGACGCGGTGCGCTTTTCCACTTCGTGCTTTCGGATCGTCGCTTCCGCCTGGTCGGCCGACATGGGTTGCCGATCGGTCACCCCGATCACCGTCGGTTCGGACCAGGTGATCGATCGCTTGTCGTCCGACTTGCCCACCACCAGATCGCCCACTTCGACTTCCAGCACGTCGCCGACGTTCGCGAACACTGGGGCCGGGACCGTGCACCCGATATCGGCGTACGTGTCGCCCCGGACGTTCTTGATCCCCTTCCAGGTGTCGCGGTCTTCCTTCACGATCGGTCCGATCGCACAGTGGAACGCGCCGGCGTCGGGGTCGTCGGGTGGGGTCGTCTTCTTCCAGACGATCGCCCGGACCTTCCAGGACGGATCGAAGTCGCACGCCTGGGCCGGGGTGTCGTGGTCGGGTTCGGCCTTTTCGGTCGGGACGCGGCCGGGTGCAGCGTCCGGTGTCATGGTCCACACGTCGGACCCTTCTTCTTCGGCGACCAGGGTGTGCGTTCCCTTCAGCACGTCGCCGGCGAAGCGGATCCGGACGACCGACTGGGTGCGCTTCAGCAGGGTTGCCTTCCCGCGGTCCACGACACAGATCCCCGACGTCGTGTGCTTCGTGGTGTTCAGCACGTCGTCGCCGACCTGGGCGCCGGGTTCCACGGCACCTTCGAAAGTCAGAAGGGCTTTGCTGGTACGGTGCACCTGCTTCGCTGTGATCTGCGGCGGACGGGTGGCAGGGTCGGCCTGCAGCACCCAGGTTCGCAGCCCGTCGCCGTCGTCAAGGGACAGGTGCCATTCGGACCGCAACGCGTCCTTGCTGGTGCGGAAGTCCTGCCGCGACAGGGCGAAGTCCACGACCGGCGGCGCCTGGTCCAGCCGGTCGCCCTGGTCCACGTACAACTTCCGGACCGTCCGCCGGAACTGGCCGTCCACCACCTTCACGTTGTCGTCGGTAAAGTGGCGGGACTGCACCAGGGCGTCGCGGATTTCGCGCGCTTCGCGCGGGTTGCTCGCCTTCCAGTACCGGAACTGTTCCGGGGTCACGGCTTCCAGCGTCTTCGGAATCGCGCTGTACCCCTTCGGCGGCATGGACTGGGTAGCGACCGCCCTGGGCTTCAGCACCCCGGGCAGCGCCGATTCGGTGATCGTCGCGGTCCACAGCGGGCCATCGGTGGAACCGATCTTCCGCATGAACAGGATCCCGCGAACGTCGGCCCCCTTCCCCGTCAGGAAGTATTCGTGGGCGTCCGGTTTCTGCAGGCCCAGTTCCACAGTCGGCCGGTCGGCCGTGACGAAGACGCCGGCTTCCAGGCGGGTCGCCCCGACTTCGCCCGGTTCGACCACCTGATCCTTCAGGTTCAGCCAGGCGACGGGCTGACGGGTTTTGCCCTGGACGCGAAGCTGGGACGGGGCCGCGAACGGTTTGGTGTACCGCCCACCGGCCACGCTGAACCTGTCCGCGATCCGTCGGGCCTGTTCCACCGTGTCCACGGCGGGCACGGCCCCCGCCTTCTGGTTGTTCAGGGTCCAGCCCACCAGGTGATCGTTGACCTTGATCCGGAAGTCCAGGTGCAGACTGGACCCCCGGAAGTGATACTGGAACACGGCCGGGCGCTGGGTGGCGTCCTTCGGCGGCATATCCAGGAACGGGTCCGCCTGCTTCACCAGGTCGGCCGCCATGCGGATCACGTGCAGATCGTTGCGTCGTCGCAGCACCAGGTCGTACATGGGCACGTTGTCCGTGAACGGGCCGCCCTGGTCGTCGTGCACGAACTGGACCCGGCGGGACAGCTCGGGCGGGAACATGCGTCCCAGACGGAACCGGATCGCGTGCCGCGTCGCTTCGTCGAACGGACCGCGGATCAGCAGGTCAATATCGCCCTTCGACTTCCCGTGAACGGCCACCCCACCGACCAAGTACACGGCCGGTTCCCGCAGCACGATATCGCGGACGTGCCGCAGCACTTCCGGCAGCACGACCTGTGATCCAAAGTCCTGTTCACCCCCGGGATAGATCGCCGCCGTCTGGCGTTCGAACGGAGCAAGCCACTTCTGCAGGTCACCTTCCGGTATCCCTTCGTATGCCGTCGGGTCAAGCCCCCGGGTTTCGGCGTCCAGTTCGTCGGGACCGCCGGGGTGCTTCAGATTGCGGCGCGCCATTTCGCGCAGCAGGTGCAGGTGGGCGTTGATCACGTCTTCGCGGGACTCGGCGCCCGTCGTCGTCCGGTCGGTGTACGCGAACAGTTCGGCGTGGAAGGCATGCAGGGACAGGTCCGCTTCGCGCACCTGGTCGTCGGTCCACCTGGCGATCGTCACCGGGTCGATCGACCTGGTGGACACCAGACCGATCCCGGGGACCAGCACTTTTTCCAGTTCGTCGGGCAGGTCGTCCAGGTCCAGGTCACCGTCCGCCTTCGACAGATCGTCCAGCATGTCGGGCAGGGCTTCCAGGTACGCGATCGCTTCGTTGACCGCCTTTCGTGCGTCGGCCGCTTCCACGGGGATCGACGATACCAGGGGAAGCAGGACGTGCAGCAACTGTTCGGCCGCCGCGGGGAACGCTGACGGAACTTCGCTTGCTTCGTGCCCACCAGTCACCTTGATCGCTTCCAGGTGGGACAGCAGATCAGACAGGACCGGGCCGAAGTTCCGCAGGACACCGATCCGCTTCGGGTCGTTCGTCAGCCTGGCGGCCCGGTCCACGAACCCGGGTACCTTGTGCGCCAGGCTGTGCGCCAGGTGCCGGGCCTGCGCCACCAGTTCGCCGGGCTTCGGGGGATCGGGTTCCGGCTGCTTCGCGGCTTCGGTCGGGGCCGGTTCTGGTTCTGCCTTCTTCGATCGGTGGGGGTCCATGCACCGCATGATCAGGAACCCATCGGCAGCGTGCAACAGGTTGACCTTGCCGAACGCGCGCCGCAGTTCGGCCGCCAGTTGTTCCGGCGTGAAGCCCCGCTGGAACGACCCCGACCTGGTGCGGATCCCGTCGTGTTCGGGGGTCCCCTTCGTGCCTTCCAGGTCGGCGGGGGTCCAGACGACGACCAGGGCGCGGCCGTCGGGCTTCGTGGCGCCAGCGATATCGGCGATCGCCGCGCGTCTGGCTTCCGGTGGCAGCACGTTCAGCACGTACGACGACAGCACCGTGTCGTACTTGCGGCCCAGTTTGTCGCGGCCCGGGGCGAAGTTCGGATCGTATTCGGTAACGTTGTCCACACCCCGGGTTTCCCGCATGCGGGTTGTGTCGTGGTGCGCCTTGCCCGACCCGTGGTGCAGCACGTCCCCCTTGATCCATTCCCAGGCACACGCCATGCGGACCGGGGCCGACGTCCCTTCCCGTTGCCGGGCGGTCCGGGCGGACGCCAGGACGTCGGCAGCGGACTTCGCGGACAGGTGCAGCACTTCGGGGTGCGCGGTCAGGATCTGCCCGATTTCAAAGTCCGTGGGCGGGTCGTGGCGGACTTCACCCTGGGCCGGGTACATGGCACCGCCGTCGTCCAGGGCAGGGGTCGCGATCGTCTGCTTCTGTGTGTCGGTCATGGGTCACCTTCAGGTACTGGTCCGGGGCACCGTCGCAGGGACCGGTGCGTTCCGGCGCTTGGGTATCTTGGGGCGCGGTGCAGGCCGCGTCCTAACCTTCGGCTGGTCCGGGTTCACCACCGGACCGGGCACAATTTCCGCCACGCAACGGCAGTGGAAATGATACGGCGGCAGTATCATATTGTTTTCGGTCAGGGTCCGGGTGCCGCGGGTACCGGCCCCACGGGGTATCCCCAGTCCCTTGAACTGTGACACCTTCAGCCAGGGCTGCGCCGACCGCACCCCGCCTGGTGTCGTCGCCCCCAGGATCGCGTCCATCTGGCCAGACGCTACACGTAGCGGAAACCGCTTTCTATTCATGGTGTTACAACGATCACAGGTGCGTTCGTCACTGGGGTTCAAGATCTCGATTTGCCGGACCCCCACCCGACGGAAGGCGTCGATCGATCCGGCGGTCCGGGCCGTCGTCGCAGCGTTCGTCGCCAAACCGTCGTGGTACGTCGCAGCCGTACCCTGCCACCCGGGCGGGACTGGACCAGCGGCGTCGGGCCGTACGTAGTCGGCCGGCACCACGTCCAGTTCCCGTTCTAGGGCTTCGCCCAGTTCCTTCGCCGCGTCTTCTCCGGTCAGCCCCTGGCGCACGATCACATCGCGGGCCGTCCAGGCGATTCGGCGCGACAGGTTCTTGTCGTAATGATCGCCAACCCAGAAGACCTGGTGCCGGTTCAGGCGGTTGATCGCGTTGACGTCTTGCAGGTCGAACGTGGGCGCGATTTCCAGGGGGGTCGCCGCCTTTTCCA